AGTTGAAAGCGTAAAAATGGAAGAAATAGAGAAGCGCAAATGAGCGATAACTTGCCGCAAGTCAATGCCGCTATTGACGCGCTCATGGTGCGGGTAGATGAAGGCATCTCGCGCGCGGGTACTCTCATATCTTTGCAATTACAGCGCAACGCAGTCGCTAATGCTTCTGAGGCTAAACACTCACCGAAAGAACCGCGCGTGCCTACGGTCGGTCCTAACCGCGTTACTGGTAACTTGGTCAATAACATTCGACCTATTCCGCCTATGCGCAAAGGGTTCGGTACTTACACAACCGGCGTGGAATCCGGCGCTGTGTATTCACGCCAGCTTGAAGAAGGCGGTGGCAAATGGAAGCAAGGTGTAAAATATCCTTACATGCTACCTGCGCGGGATCAACTGCTTCTTAGCGGGCAAGTATCACAAATATTGGCTTCTTCTATTGTGAGCGCGTTGAGGGGATAACATGGCAGGTGAAATTCCCGGATTAACCGTAACGGTCAATATTGACGCAAGCGGAGTCAGCGCCGGCGTTACCAAAGCGCGTGAAGGTTTACAGAGCATCGCTACCGAGGCTGAAAAAACGGGCGGCAAGATGCGTGAGTTCAAAGACCTCATGCTCGGAGTATTCGGTGGAAACCTTCTCACCTAAGGCGTAATGGGTCTAGAAAAAACTATTAGCGAAATGAACCTCGCTGTTCAAGACGCGCAAGTAGAACAAGGTCGCCTCGCTACGGCTATGCAGAACGCCGGAGTAGCAACAGCGGCTAATACTGCCAAAGTAGATGAGAATGTTAAATCCTACGCAGACTTAGGTTTCACCCACGCACAAGCTGCGCAAGCGATGGGTACGCTTATCACGGCTACGGGGAATGTTAAAGAATCCACAACTCTTATGGCGATGGCGGCTGACCTTGCTCGTTACAAGCATGAGGATCTCAACACAGCGGCGACTACCCTCGCGCGCGGAACGCAAGGCTCGGTTAAGGCGTTCAAGGAATTAGGTATCACCCTTGACACCAGCTTGCCGAAGAATCAGGCTATTGCTAAAGCGTTTGACGAATTAAACGCGAAAATCGGTGGACAGGCAGTTGCATATACGCATACTTTTGCCGGTGAGATTGCGGTATTAAAAGAACGCTTTAATGAAATTGCAGTCAATATCGGTAATGTCGTATTTCCTATTATCACGCGGCTTATTCAATTATTTATGGATGTGGCTCACGCGCTCGCGCCTGTCGTTGATTTTATTAAACAAAACGCGGCTGCTTTCGAATACCTCGCGGCTACCCTTGCAACTATTTTCGTAGCATTTAAAACTTATGAAACAGTAATGAATGTCTTTAAGGCAGCGCAGATTGGTTATATCGCTCTCACTAAAGGTATGGAAGCAGCGCAGATTGCTTTAACTTTCGCTACTGAAGCAGGAACCGAAGCAACCAAATCTATGGCGGCGGCTCAGGCTGCGCTAGATGCGGTAATGGAAGTTAATCCTATTGTTCTCGTTACGACGGCGATAGCAGCTTTGGCAGCGGCTTTCGTATTCGCATGGAATAAAAGCCTCGGGTTCCGTGAAGTCGTTATTGCTGTCGCTAAAGCCGGCGTAGAAGCATTCGGATGGTTTATTGGCGCTATTGGCGATGTAGTAACTGCCATCATGAAACTCGTAACGGGTCCGATGCGTTTATTCTTAGAAGCGCTCTCTCATTTGCCTATTGTCGGCGGCGCGGCTAAAGATGTATTAAATATCATTAACAACGGTATTCAAGATACTAGCAATTTCTTCCAAGGCGCAAAAAAAGATATCGATAATTTCGGCAATAGCCTAGACGCGTTAAAAAATAAAAAGATTTCGCTGCCTAGCCTTTTTGGCGGCGGCGGTACTACACCTACTCCGGGAGCAACTCCGGGAACCACCGGTATTGTCGGCGATGTTCCGGGTGGCGATACGCTGAAATCGGCTGCGGCTAACGCTAAGGCTATTCAGACCGAGTTAGATAGTTATCAGAAATCTTACGAGAAACTTGTTCAGACTCATCTCACCGCTATTGCTAAAGCAGAACAAACATTTGCAAAAGCATCTGAGGTAGCACAAAAAGCGCACACAGATGAAATGATTAAGATTCAACAATCTTACGATGATAGCGCGCTCAAAGCCAGCAGAACACTATTTGAAGCGCAACAGGCGGCTCAGGTTGCTAATAATGACGCGATTGCTAAATTGCAACAGCAAGCAGCCGATAAGCAATTAAGCATCGTTCAACAGTCTGAAAAATTACTCACAGATGAATTTGCTAAAGCGACTTCTGTTAATTTGCAAGATTCTTTCTTTGGGTTCGGCGGCGGTACTGCTTCCGGACTCGCGGCTAATCTTGGTCAGCAATTAAAAGCTGCTCAGAAATTACAGCAAGATGCGGCTGCGCTTGCAGGTAAGGGCTATTCACAGACATTTATTCAGCAGATTGTTGCGCAAGGTCCTTTATTGGGCGACCAAATGGCGCAAACCCTTATCAACGCGCAACCGGATGTTACGCAACAGATCGAAACTTTATTCGGTCAGATTCAATACATTTCTACTAATGGGTTAAACAGCCTAGCCGCGCAAATGAATTCCGGAGGGCAACTTGCAACTCAGGCACTTACAGACCAATACAATCAAGTCGCGCAAGATTTACAAGTCAGCCTCGCGCAGCAGCAAACTTCTTTCCAAAGCGCACTTGATAAAGCGCAGCAGTCATACGCGGATACTATGGCGAACGCCGCGCTCACTCGTGACCAAGCCATCGCAGCTTCTAATCAACGCCTCGCAGACGCCTTGGCGAGCGCACAATCTACACTTCAAGATTCATTACTATCCGCGCAAGAAGCCTTTGATAATGCCGTAACTGATCTCGTAGACGCTACTACGGCTAAATTACAAGCGCTCGGACAAACAATCCAAGAAATTGCTGCTGAACTAGCTGCATTAAACGCGGCGGCGATCGCGCAAGCCAATAGCCTGCAATATGTAAATACTGTACCGGTCGGGTTCACCGTTTCTTCATTACCTCAGACGGATACAGCCGGTACTACTTTCACCGGTGGAACGCAGCTTGATTCTGGAGCCATCGCCGGCGCTACCGATTCATCAGGTAATAAAGTCTTTATTCCGGCTAAAGGCGCTCCGCAAATTAACATTAGCCAAACTAACAACATTAACGGCGCTACTTCACCGGAAGATATTGCTAACGCAACTGCAAATGCTTTGACCTACGGGCAGACACAGAGTTTGCCTAGCCAAGCCACAATGACCGGTATTACTAATAAACTTAATGCTATGATGAATCGCGCAGATATGAGGGCAATGTGAGTACCGTAACCTCATTAAATTATTATTCGTTTGCGTTCAATGGGTTCGTGTTTGGCGGCTCTAACTCGCCTTATCAAATCCTTGCGGTAGACGGGCTAGAAGGTTTGCCTAATATCCGCAATCAGGATGATAACCGAGGCTATGCCGATGGTATGTTCACCGGTAACGATTTCCTTTCAGGGCGCACAATCACTATTACTATGCTTACCCTCGGCGGTAACGGCAACAGCGCACAAAAGAATTTCGACATATTGCAACGCGCTCTATTGCCGCAGCGCTCTGGTACTACGGTTCTGCAATTCCAGTTATCTTCTGCCGCCGGTTTGCAACGCATTAACTCTCGCGTGCGCGCGATCAAAACAATCGTAGACCCCGACTACACCTACGGATTCATCAAAAGCCAATTCACCTTCTTTTGCGCTGACCCTCGTTATTATGATGATGCGGCTCAGGTTGCTACTATGTCGTTTAACGCCGGTACTTTGGGTCGCACCTACAACCGCACTTACCCTCTTTCCTACGGTGGCGGTATTGCCTCAAATTACACTTCTATCGTGAACAACGGGTGGGCTACTACTTACCCAACGATTACTATTCAGGGTCCGATTAGAAACCCAATCGTAGGTAACTTCACCACCGGTCAATCTATCGGTCTTAGCGGTACATATTCGGCTACGGATGTTATCTACATTGACCTTGACCAAAAGTTAATTACCCTCAACGGCGTTTCGGCTAGAAATCTATTGCTAGGCGGCTCACAATGGTTCGCCGCGCCTCCGGGAACATCGCAATTCTTCCTATCCGGCACTAATACAATTTCCGGTCAAACCGTTGCTACTGTATCCTATCGTTCAGCGTACATCTAAGGAGCGTCATGGCATTAAGAACCCCACCAAGCTGGCTGCAAAACGGTAGCCATCCGGCGGAAAATGACCGCCTTACGACTCAGGCTATTTGGCGCACTACGGGTATCGTCAATGCGTCAGACATGGCTGTTAGCGCCTCTAGCCCTGCGGCTATGTCGGTATCTGTAGCGGCAGGTTGGGCAGCGATTGTTGGTACTTATCAAGCCAATATGGGTACTTATATGGCGTATAACGATGCCGCTTCTACCCTTACCGTTACTACGGCAGACCCGACTAACCCTCGTATTGACCTCGTAGTAGCAACAGTTTCAGATGCGTTTTACACCGGTACAACAAATACCGTAGCGTTCAATGTGATTGCCGGAACGCCAGCTTCATCTCCTACCGTACCTGCGACCCCTGTGAACTCAATCGCGCTCGCTAAAATCGCCGTAGGCGCTGCGGTAGGTTCTATTACTAACGCCAATATCACCGATCTACGCGTAATGGCTACTACGCCATTTAACTCACTCAGCCTCTTGATTAATAATCAAACTGGCACCTCGTACACATTGGCAACGGCTGACGCAGACAATCTCGTTACTTTGAGCAATACCTCGGCTATTACAGTAACCGTTCCGCCTAGCACTTTCCCTGTCGGCACACAGATTACCCTCGCGCAAATCAACACCGGTCAGGTAACAGTTGTTGGCGGTAGCGGCGTAACAGTCAGCGCTAATCCCGGACTGAAAATCCGCGCGCAATATGCCGCAGCTTCATTGGTTTGTATCGCTACCAATGTGTGGCTACTAATTGGTGATATAACAGCATGAGTCAGGCAGCCCTAGTACCGGTCAATACACCGGCGTTCGCTAGCGCTCCGACACTACCTACGCTACGCGCCGGCGATCTTTATTACAATACAACTACTGGTTTACAGGTCTATAACGGTTCAGCATGGGTAGCAGTAGCGAGCGCCGCTTTGCCAACTGCCCTAGATGCCGGTAGATTTGATAGTATCGCTCCGTACGATGGTGGAGATGCTACGACCACCTCGACACAATCTTTTGATGGAGGCACACCGTAATGGCTGTAATTACACAAATTCAGATTCGTCGCGGTACAGCCGCCTCTTGGACTTCTACTAACCCTACCCTCGCTGCTGGTGAGTTAGGCGTGGAAACAGATACTAAGTTGGTTAAAGTCGGCGATGGTTCAACGGCATGGACTTCGTTGGCTTACATTAACCAATTCCCAATTCTTACAACTAACGCGCAATCCGGCACATCCTATACATTGGTGCTTACTGACTCAGGTAAAAGCGTAGAACTCAGCAATACTTCTGCTATTACCCTCACCGTTCCGCCTTCATCTTCGGTTGCTTACGCTACCGGCACTCAAATTACTTTGCTGCAAACTAACACAGGGCAGGTAACAGTAGTTGGTGGTTCCGGCGTAACCGTAAACGCTAATCCGGGATTAAAGCTGCGCGGACAATGGTCGGCGGCAACACTTGTTTATCGCGGTAGCAACACTTGGGTATTGTTAGGAGATGTGACTGCATGAGTCCGCTTCCAGTATTCGCCGCCGGTTCTAACGCTGCTCATGGTGCTATTGTTCCTATTGCCAAATATGTTGCTGACGGTACAACCGTAAGCCCTTCATTTAGTAATATTCCACAAGGTTACCAAGATTTAATGTTAGTTTCTTCTGTTCGTTCAAGCGCAACTACTAGTAGCCTAGTAAGTCTTTATATTTTACCTAATGGAGATTCTTCAAATAATAAATCTGTAACAACATTAAATGGAAATGGTTCATCTGCAGCTTCAGCCCGTTATACAACATCACCATTTGAATATAGTGCAAATGTTCCAACTCAACAATCAGCGCCATTTGTTTTTGGAACTCAAATTACACATATTTTAAATTATGCCAATACAACAACATATAAAACAATATTAACGCGATGGGCTTGCGATTTAAATGGTGCGGGATTAACTGGGATTAATTGCGTGTTATACCCGTACACGACGGCAATTACAAGTTTAACCGCAATAGTTGATGGTGTTGTTAATCTCGTTGCTGGAACAACTTTTACCCTTTACGGCGTTA